CGCGTACCTGCGGGTGTACATGTTGCAGGCGCAGGCGAACCTCGACGCTGCCATCAGCACCGGCGGCAAGCGCAGCGCGGCGGCCCGCTGGCACGCTGATCGGGTGTGGTGGTCTACGCAGCAGCTGGGCCGAGCAATCGGTGACGCGGCCCGGACGGCCCTGGAGATCGAGGTGGTCAAGGTGGGGGCGCCATGATCCCCACCCTCAATGGCGCGGGCTTCGTGCGCCTCCTCGATCACATGGGCAGCGATGCCGGGATCTGCGATGTGGCGCGGGTGAGCTTCCGGGCCGGTCATGCCTCCGGATCTGACCTCCCCCGATCCCCCGCCCGCGACCGTGACCTGATCCGCTACCTGATGCGCCACCGGCACACCGGGCCGTTCGAGTTCGCGACCGTCCACCTCCATGTCCGGCTGCCGATCTACGTCGCCCGCCAGTGGATGCGGCACAGGACAATGACGTTCAACGAGATCAGCGGGCGCTACCGGGAGCTGGGCGATGAGGTCTACCTCCCCGACACCCTCCACACCGCGCCTCCCGACGCGAAGCAGGGCCGGGGCGGGCCGCATCCCCACTCCCGCCGCATCCTCGCCCCCCTGCGCGGCGCCGTCGCTGCCGCCGTCCGGGTGTACCGCGAGGCCGTCGCCGGGGGCGTGGCGAAAGAGCAGGCGCGGGCCGTCCTCCCCCTCGGCACGATGACCGAGTTCGTGTGCCGCGCCGACCTCCACAACCTGCTCCACTTCCTGTCGCTCCGGCTCGACCCGCACGCACAGGCAGAGATGCGCGAGTACGCCGCCGCCGTCCTCGCCCTGATCGAGCCGCTATACCCGTTCACCGTCGAGGCGTGGCGGGACTACCGGCAGGGAGCGCCCGCGCTCTCCCGCGCACAGTGGGCCGCGATCCGCGCCGCCCTCCCCGTCCCGCCCCCGGTGCCGGGGCAGAGCGCGGGGGAGGATCGGGAGTGGGCGGGGCTGTGGGTTGCCGCCCCCGCTACCCCGGTATACAATCCTGATGCGGGCGCCGCCCCTTCCTCCGGCGGTGCCCTGCCTCCCCCTTCGGAGCGCCGATGAACCCCGACCGCGCACAGATCGCCGCCCTCGGCGCTGACCCGTCCCCGAGCCGGAGCGACCGCATCCCGGTACAGATCCCGTGTCAGTTCATCCGGGCCATGCTCGGGGCGACGGAGGGGCAGGAGCGGGATGTGCTGAACGCGAGGCTCGATCAGATCCGGCGGGCGCAGGGGTTCCGCACCAACGCCGAGGCGCTGGTGTGGGCGCTGAAGGGGGCGGCATGAGCAACGATTCCGACACACGATCCCACACAAGACCCGGTGTGAAGCCTTTGTATAAAAGGATAAAGCCGGAAGATTTAGAGTCAGTCCTTGAAAAAATCAGGACTGGAAAGTGCATGTCAGAGGCAGCGTTCGCGCAGATCGGGGTAACCCGCGAGGCATTGAACCGGGCGCTGATGTGGGGTCGCGATCTGGCGCGGCGACTGGAGGAGGGGGAGCGACTGACCCGCGATGAGATCGGGGGCCATGAGTTCTATGTCCGGGTCGCGATGGCGCGCGGCGGGCTGCGTGAGAGCCTGTACAGTCAGGTTCGCGGCGTCGTCGGTGAGGACAACGGCAGGCCCATCACCGACCCGAAGGCGGAGTCCGCCGGGGCGCTGAAGGTGCTGGTGCTGATCGATCCCGAACTCCGCGCTCCCGCCTACGATCCGCAGGAGTTGGAGGCGATCCAGGCCGCAGCGCGGGCGCGCTCCGGGGCGCAGACCCCCGATCCGCCCGCCGCGCCCCCCACCGACCCCACCCCCGCGCAGGCCGAGGCGTACCTCCGGCGTGAGGCTGACCGGCTCGGATTCACGCTGACCCCGAAGCCCGCCGAGGAGTAGTCCTGACCGCAACCCGCCCATCCCCTGCCGCTGCGATGTCGCCGCTCGATATCTACGAGTGGTGCAGCTCGCGCACGGGGGGGATGACGCCGGGGCAACGACGGTTCCATGCCGATCCCGCCCGCTACCGGCGGCTACAGGCGGGCAACCAAGTCGGGAAGTCCTACGCGGGCGCGGCGGAGGCGTGGTGGTGGATGCTCGGGCGCCATCCCCACCGCATCACCCCCTCCGCCCCGACCGAGGGGTGGATCGTGCTGCCCGACCTCCAGGGGGACTGGCCGAAGATCTCCGCGAAGCTGCGCGCCCTCCAGCCCCCGGACGTCCTCGCGGACGGGTGCCGCTATGACCGGATGCGCGGCTACATCGCCAGCGGGGCGCGGGGGATCGCACTGCGGAACGGAAGTGCCGTCACCCCGAAGTCCGGCACCCAAGATCCCCTCGCCGTCGAGGGCGGGACGATTGACTGGATCTGGGTGGATGAACCCCCGAAGGTCACCCACTGGCAGAGCCTCCCGCAGCGCGTCGCTGTCCGGGGCGGCTCGATCTGGCTGACCTTCACCCCCGTTGGCCGCCCGCTCGGGTGGCTGCGCGAGTACTTCGAGGGCAACCCGGAGTCCAACCCCCCGACCCCGCCCGCGCCGGGATGGAGTGAGATCCGGGTGCGCCTGACGCCGGAGAACTGCCCGCACCGGTCGGCGGAGTCCATCGCCGATCAGGTCGCAGCGATGTCACCCTGGCAGGTGCGCCAGCGGCGGGACGGGGACTGGGAGGGGCTGACCGAGGCGCGGCGGTTTGTCGCGTTCGGCGAGGGCAGCATCGCCCCCGACGCGCTGATCGAGTCCATGACCGCCTCCCATGTCCGGCTGTCCTGGGATCACGGCGAGGGGACGAACAATCAGGTGTGCTATCTGATCCTCGGCGACGGGCGGCGCTGGATCGTCGCTGACGAGACAGTCAGTGAGAAGGGAAGCACCCCGGCGATGGACGCCCGCCGCGCCCTCGACATGCTGACCCGGTGGGGGCTGACGGTGGATCATGTCACCGCCGCGTTCGGAGACGTGAACAGCGCGGGCAAAGCGGGGGCGGGTGCCAGCGTGAACGCCCTCCTTGAAGCCGCGTTCGCTGACCTCACCCGCCGGAGCGCGCCGCCCTTTGAGATCCGCCGACCAAACAAGCGCGGCGGGTCGGTCGAGGCCGGGGAGAAGGCGATGAACAGCCTCATCCGGGAGGGCAGGTTGTTCACCACCGCTCGCACTGCCAGTCTCAACACCTCATTGCAGCACTACACCGGGAGCGAGAAGGATCTGAAGCACCCCATTGACGCAGTGCGCTACGGGCTGTCCGATGTGCTGCTCACACCCCCCGGATCTGACCCTCGGGGCGCGTCGCGCTTGATCGTGGTATAACAAGTGAAGGAGTCCCCGTTGGACATAGCGCAGGACATCGCCGGGCTGACACTGGAACACCCGGACTACGGAACCTGTGAGGTAGTCAGGTTGGACGGTCAATGGTTGCTCATCTCCTACACCATCCTACACATGGCGAGCGGGGAGGAGCGCCAGATGCGGCGCTGGATTGATATCAGCTCCGTCCTGGAAGCCCTGCGGGCAAAGTCGCACACAACGGAGTATAAGGCCGCATGACCCCCTACGCGCCGCCCATGCCCCATCACACCGACGCCGACCGCGCCATCCGGGAGGCTGCCGCCCTGCGCCGCAGGCTGGTCGAGGGCGCGTGGCGGGATGATGCTGCGCGGCGACAGGCGGATTTCTTCGCCGAGGAAGTGCGCGAGATGTTGCCCGCCCCGGTGCTGAGCCGGAACGCGGCGCTTCAGGTGTGGGGGCAGATCGCGACCCTGTACGACGACACGCCCACTGTCGAGATCGCCGGGATGGACGCGACCCCGCTCACACCCGCCGACCTGTGGCCGATGCGGCAACAGTCGCACCTCCTCCAGGTGGCCGCCAACGAATGCCTGATGCGGGTGGACTACGACGGAACCGACCTGTCGTATCGGGTGGTGCCAGTGGATACGGTCGTGATGCGCGCCGTCACCCGCGCCCCGGAAGGTGCCGCCCCCTTCAACCCGATCCGGGGTCAGCCCGTCCGGGTCGAGGAGTGCCGCACCCGCCTGCACCCTGCCGGGGATGGCGAAGTCTGGACATGGGAGATCTGGGATGTGTCAGATCCGGCGGCACCGCTGTTTCAGATCTGGGTTCAGGGCAAGGGCACGGACGGGAAGGACGCATGGATGGACTACACCGCCCACTATGCCGGGGCGGAGGGGTGGCCGGAGCAGTACCGGGATGCGGCGGGGCGGGCTGTGCTGCCCTACACCCTGCATCACCGCCGCGTCGGCGATCACCTCCGCGAGCCGCTGGCGGGTCAGGAGGTCGTGTCAGGCACCCTCGACGCCTCGGCGCTCTGGACGATGTGGCTCAGCGCCGTCCGCGATGGGGCGCACCCGCAGCGGTACCTGATCGATGGGCAGGTGCCGACCGGAGTCACCAACGGTGCCGGGACGCGGGGGGTGATGGAGGCGCAAGTGGTGAGGATGAATCCACAGACGGTCATCCAGATCCACGGCATCCGGCGCGGGGAGGAGTACACCAACCCCTCCGCCGGACAGTGGCAGCCCGCCGCCGACCCCGCCTCCCTCGGGACGGCGATCGAGTCGTATGAGGCGGGGCTGGCGGTGAGTGCGGGCCTCTCCCCCGCCGATGTCAGCCGGGGCAGCAATGGGATGTCCGGCTACAGCATCGTTGTGTCGCGCAAGGGCCAGCGCGACGCACAGAAGAAGCTCATCCCGCCCTCGCGAATGGGCGATCAGATCATGCTGGCGAAGGCTGCCGCCCTGCTCGGGTGGGCCGAACCGTTGACCCGCCCCGGCGCGATCAACATCACCTATGCGACAATGGGTGTCAGCCCGGAGGAGGCGAAGGCAGAGCAGGAGGTGATCAAGGGCGATCTTGACCTCGGGCTGACCTCCCGCCGCGCCGCCATGCGCCGCCGCAACCCCGGCCTGACCAATGCGCAGATTGACGCGCTGATCGCGGAGATCGAAGCGGAGAAGGAAGGGCCGGAGGCAGAGACGCCGGAGGAGATGGACACCGAGGAGGCCACCGATGAGGATGCCGCCCTGCGCGACACGCTGACCGAGGCTGACGACGCGTTGAACGCCGGGGACTTCCGTACCGCCGCCCGCGCCATCTCCCGCGCTATCGGTATGCTGCAAGCCGACACCGCCGAGGACGTAGCAGAGGAGATGGACGCAGAGGACATGCCCCCCGGATCTGACCAGCCCGAGGCGGGCGATGCCAGTTGAGCGCGTGACCGTCGGGGGCCGCCCCGGCTACCGGTGGGGCAAGTCGGGCAAGGTGTACCTGTACACCGCCGGCAGCGCCACCTCCCGCGCCCGAGCCTACGCCCTCGCCACCCGGCAGGGGCAGGCTGCCCGCGCCGCCGGGTACACCGAGCCGACGCACATCCCGCCCGTCGCCGTCGCCGATGCCGCCCGCCGCGCCCTCGACCTGCGCGCATCCCTCCCCCCATCCCGCCGCGCTATGACCCCGACCGGACTCGCCCGCGCCCGCGACCTCGCCAACCGCCGCCCGCTGTCAATGGACACGATCCGCCGCATGGCTTCCTACTTCGCCCGCCACGCCGTCGATAAGGATGGTGAGGGGTGGGGCGTGGACAGCAAGGGGTATCAGGCGTGGCTCGGGTGGGGCGGCGATCCGGGCCGCGCATGGGCCGACCGCATCCTTTCCTCCAACGTTCAACCCTGATCGGAGTCCATCATGCCTACCGACGCAACGCCCCCCGCCACCCCGCCCGCGCCCCCGCCGACCGTCACCACCCCTGACGGGCGCACCCTCCGCCTCGGGGAGTTCGATCCCGATGTGGGCGCGCACGTCTACACTGACGACAGCGGCAAGCCCTGGATCCCCTACTCCCGGTTCAAGGAGTCGCGGGAGGAGGTCAAGGCGCTGAAGGGCAAAGCCAGCGACCCCGAGGCTGCAAAGGCGATCCGCGATCAGATCCGGGGGGAGCTGGCGCAGGAGTACGAACAGCGCGTGGTGGAGGCGCAGTTGGAGGGCGCCCTGTACCGCCACGGGTTCGAGGACGATGAGGAGACGAGGGGCGAGGTGCTGAGCCGGTACGCGCAGGCCAAGCCCGACGCGGAGGGCAAGCGCCCCACCCTCGCCGCGTGGCTGAAGGCGCAGCGTGAGGCCAACGACGGAGCCGGGGCGCGGTGGCTGCGCTCCTACCTGCGCGCCGACACCTCCGCCGCGAAGCCCGCCGCACCCGCGACCGTCGAGGCGCCCGCCCCCGCCCCGAAGCCGAGGCCCGCCAGCGACCCGAACGGCGGGGTAACGGGGAAGGGCGCCCCGCCCCGGTCGAGCTTCACCAATGAGGAGATCGCCGGGATGTCCTTTCAGGACGCGGTACGGAACCTCGCGACCCTGCGGCAGCAGGAGGGCTTGCCCGTGAAGCCCGGTAAGGCTTGACAGATCGAGCCGGATCGGTAACGCTGTAAGTATCGCCACCGGGCGCCCGCCGATACAGGGTGTAGGCAACAGGTTCTTCCTACACCCTCACCGGAGATCCCCCGATGGCTGATGAAGTCACCCTTGCTACGCTGACCTCCAACGGCGGGCGTATCGCAAAGATCCTCGCCGCGCAGCTGCACATCAACCTGTTCGACTCGCAGCAGGGGCTGCGCGGGCTGATGGAGTTCCGCCCCCTGATGGGGCCGTCCGGCACGCTCAACGTCGCGAAGGCGAGCATGGCCTACACCGCCGCCGCCGCCTCCTCGGAGACGTCCGGCGGGTTCAGCAACACCGCGTTCTCGACCGGCAACTTCGACCTGACCCCGGCGCGGTATGGACTCCAGTTCCAGCCCTCGGATCTGTTCGCTATGACGGCGGGCGGCGGCGCCCCGGTGACGGTGGACACCCTGACCTCTGCGCTGCTGATGGCGTTCGATCAGACCCTCGCCCACCTGCTCACCGGCCTGTTCTCCGGCGTGTCGGGCAACGTCGGGACGAGCGGGGCCGATCTGACCGCTGACAACTTCTTCGACGCGATCTACACCCTGAACCTCGCCAACAACCCCCGCGCCCTCGCGGCGGTGCTGCACAACGTCCAGGTCAACGATCTGGTCGAGTCCATGCGCGGCGAGACGGGTGCGATCCAGTACCGCAGCGACATCCAGGGGATGCTCGGCAACCCCGGCGCTGCCTACCGGGCGACGATCCTCGGCGTGGATGTGTACCAGTCGGACAAGGTGCGGACGGCGAACGCGAACGCGGATCGGCAGGGCTGCATGTTCAGCAACGGCGCCTTCGCCTACACCCTGGGCGACGTGGCCGAGATCATCCGGCAGCAGATGATCAACCCCGCCGACATCATCGTGCAGAACCCGGAGATGTTCATCGAGCGCATCCGCGACGGCGCTAACGGCCTGACCTCGCTCCTGCTGAACATGTACCCCGGCGTTGCCGAGGCCGAGGACGCCCGCGCCGTCAAGATCACCACCGACGCCTGATCCACCCTAACCCGACTGATACGGAGTTCCGATGCCGCCTACCGTCATCACGGTCACCACCCCCAAGCCGCCCACCCCGTCCGCCGTCGAGGAGGGGCTGCTCCCCGCCAGCGAGGCGCGGGGCAAGTGGTTTTATACCCACATGCCCCGAGACTATGAGTTCGTGGATGAGAAGTGGGGCTTCCTCCCCAACCTCTGCGAGCAGTATGCCATCGCCGGAGTCAACGGCGTCCGCGAGGTCATGGGGCCGAACGGTAAGATAATCGGGGTGGACGATGCCGGATTGCGCGCCGGATTGCTCCGCAAGGGCGCCACGATCCTCGACCCGATGGATCCGAGCCTCGGCCCCTGGCACAAGTACGTCCGCGCTTACAACTGCGTCGGCGGCGGCAAAGCGTATGTGTTCAGCGTGGACAAGGGGGGCGTGACATACTCCCTGTTCCCCGGCGGGATGGCCGTCGCGCATGATGCCTCTGACCTCCTCCGCGAGTTCCGGGCGTGGCTGGTCGAGAACGGCAAGATCCCCCCCATGCCAAAACCGGTCTATGACTTCCTGATGGAGCTGGAGAACGTGGCCCTCCAGCGGCAGATCAAGGCCGCCAGCACCAATCCCCACCTCGGGAAGCGGGTCGAGGAGCGGCAGGCCCGGATCGCCGCTATGCGGACGGTGTGGGAGCGGATGCACACCACCCCCGCCACCCCGGCCCCCGAGCGCCCCGCCGCCACCCCGATCCGCCTGTCCGCCCCGGTGGCCGCATGAGCGGCGAACACCCCAACGGGCGGAAGGCGATGGATGACCTCACCCGCCGCCTCGTTGAAAGCGGCGTCAAGCCTCAGACGGCGGAGCAGAAGGCGCGGGAAGCTGCCCGCCGCGTAGATCGTCAGCAGAAGTAACCAACCCGCCCGGAATGGGCGACAGCCCTGGGAGATGCCCCCGAAATGTCCACAGCCCCTGACATCAGCCAAGCAACGCCCCGCAACCGCAGGGCGCAGACCTTCGCCACCATCGCCATCGCGAAGAACGGCGACACTACGGATATCGAATCCGTGATCCCGGTCACGGCGGGCAGCGGCGCCCCGAACCACAACGCGCATGTCGCCGGGGAGATCTACATCCGCACGGACGGCACCGCCGCCGCCGGGACGGCCCTGTACATCGCCACCAACACCTCCGGCACCTGGGCGCCTCTGGTCAACCTCGGCGCGTTCGCCCCGACCGCGATCAGCCTGACCGACAACGCCGCCGCCGCACTGGACATCAGCGAGGCCGCCAACGTCTACCTGCGGTTCGTCACCACCAACGGGAGCGAGGGCGTTACCATCGGCAAACCCGTCCTGTTCGGCGGCGGACTCGCCCCCGGCTCTATCTTCAAGTCCAGCGAGCAGACCGGCACCGGTTCGGCGCAGAACATCGCTCACGGCCTCGGCACCACCCCCTCGCTGGTGTGGGTGACTGTGACGGAGGATCCGGCGGGGACGGGCTTCGATGTGACTGAAGGCAGCCACGGCAGCACGAACTGTGTGGTGACTGTGACCACCGGCGTCAAGTATAAGGTTCTCGCGTTCAAGTGAGCCTCGCCGCCGCCATCTCCCGACCCCGGAGCGTCGAACGCGGCGTGAGTACCACGCTCACGCTCACGATCACCGACACCCTCACCGGCACAGTGCAGACCCCCTCTGCGGCGACGGTGCAGATCCTCGATGGGGCGACGGAGATCCTGGCGGCGACGGCGGCGACCACGCTCGGGGCGGGTGGTTATTCCTGCACCTATGCCCTGAGCGCGGCGACGATCCCGGACTCGATCCGGCTGACCGATCAGTGGCTGGAGATCTGGACACTGACCATCGGCGGGGTCGCCTACACCTTCCGAGTGACGGGCTACCTCTGCCGCCACGCCTACCACCCCACACTCACTGACAGCGACCTGACCACGCTGCACCCGGATCTGACCAGTCAGCGCCCCCCCGGCCTGACGACGTACGGCGGGTTCATCGATGAGGCGCAGGGCTGGATAGAGCGGAAACTGATCCAGCGGGGGCGCCGGCCCGAACTGGTCTTTGACGCATGGGCGCTGCGCGATGCCCACCTGTACTACAGCCTGAGCCTGATCTTCCGGGCGTTCTCCTCCTCCCTCGGGCGGGGCCGGTACGCCGACGAAGCGACCCGGTATGAGACAATGGCGCATGACGAACTCCGGGCCGTCAAGTTCCGGTACGACACCGCGCAGACCGGCACCGTGGACAGCCCCGCGCAGGAGGCGCAGTCCGGCCCGCTGGTGCTGACCGCTGCGCCCCGGAACCGGTGGGGGAGGGGCTGGTGAGCGCCATCGATCCCACCCTGCGCGCACTGGACGATCTCGCCGAGGCGTACGACATCCTGAGCGCCGCCCTCGCCCCGGTGATCCCCCCTGGCTACACCGCCCTCACCGATCCCGCGATGGACGATGCCGCCAACGCGGGCGCAGCGCGCATCATGGACGCCGTGCCGGTTGACCCCGAGGACGGCGCGCCGATCCCGGAGCAGTACCAGCACCGGGGCGCGGTGATCACCTTCCCGTCCGAGGACAACGCCAACGACACGCGGGGCCGGGATCAGGAGGGCTGCATCCTGACGGTGGTGATCCACGGGATGCACCGGAACCACCCGACTGCGCAGATGGATTCAGTCAGATCCGTATGGGCGTGGGAGAGCGCCATGCGCCGCCGGATCTTCGCCGATCCCCGCCTGCGCCGCCTGCGCCCGCGCTACATCGGCACGCAGCGCGGCATCGCCCGTGCCGGGGCCGAGTGGCTGACCTTCGCCCTGACCCTCACCCTCTACCTCTATCGACCGGGAGCGACCCACAATGGCTGAGTCCAACGCCGTCCGCACGAAGCGGGATGCGATCATCACCATCACCGACGGCACCACCACCTATACCGTGGCGAAGGAGGCCGGGGACTTCAACTTCTCCGTTCCTGACACGAACACGACCTCTGTCCTCGACCGGGGGGCGTTCGGCGCCGATCCCATCCTCCGCAAGGGCGATGAGCAGCCGGTGACGGGCGGGTTCAGCATCTACCTCCGCGACCTTCCCAACGCGACCAACCTCACGCTGATCGATCTGTGTATGGATCTCTCCGGCACCGTGGCGGCGGGCATGACCAGCACCACCTCCGACAGCGACGTGCGGACGTGGACACTGGCCTACACCGTGGACGGCACCTGGAACGGCGAGGCTGATCAGACGGCAACCTTCGATCACTGCGTCCTGCGCGCCACCGTCACCGAGGGCGATCCCTCCTCGGTCGCAGTGACGTTCACTTCCTACCAGCCCCGCCCCACCTTCTCCTGATCCGAGGTAGCCCATGTCAAGCACCTTCAACGCCGCCCTGCACCTCGACCTGATCGCCAATGAGCTGTACGTCGCTGGCAATAAGCGTGGCCCGATCAGCAGCAAGATCCTGTCAGATGTCCGTATGGCAACCGGCACCACCGACGGGTCGATCAATAAGGCGTTCTACAAGCAGTACACCGGGATCGGCGCGGGCGTCACCACCTCTATCGATCTGGTCGGGGCGATCACCGATACCAGCGGCGATACGGTCAACTTCGATGAGGTCGTGCTGATCTTCATCCGCAACCTGTCCAGCACCGCCGCGAACTACCTGGAGGTCGGGCCGCACGCGACCAACGGGTTCGGGGTGCTGGCCAGCAACCGGGGTGTCTGGAAGGACGTCAGCGACCGGTCGATCATCCCCGCCGACAGCACCGCCGCCAACCTCGGGGGCGGCGCGTTCTTCCTCTGGTACAACGTCGCGGGCATCCCTGCCGTTGGCGGTTCCACCGACATCCTCGCCATCACCACCGGGGGCAGCGCGTCTGCCGCCGCCTTCGAGGTGCTGATCCTCGGGCGCGACAACTGATCCCCTGACCCCAACCCGGAGCGTTCTCTATGCCGACTCCTCCTATCCCCACCCCCGCACAGCAGCGCGATATTGACGCGGCTGAGGCAACCCTCGACCGGCTCTATCCCGACTGGCGGCAGCCCCCGGAGCAGCGCCGCCGCCGGGGCGGGTTCGCCCACCTGACTCCCGATCAGATCGCGCAGGTCAAGCAGGCGCTGAAGATCCGCGACCTCCGTTTGCGCGGGCGGGATGAGGGGGTGACGATCACCTGGAGCGCGAAGGGGCATCCATTCGCCCACCCCGCCCCGATCAGCGCCCCGACGGTGGATCACTACGCCCTGCGCGAGGCGATGCACGATCCGGAGATCGCCGCCCTGCTCCGGTCACGCGGGATCGTCCGGGGGGGTGAGTAATGAGCGCCCGCGAGTGGACACACGCCGGGGTGCGCTACCGGATGCCCCGCTACGGCGATGCGCTCCGGCTGGTGCAGCGTGCCGCCACCCTGCCACGTGGTACTGATCTGGCAACGCAGGCTGAGGGGTTGCCGTTCTTCACTGACCTCATCCGGGCGTGCTGGTGTGTGGAGCCTGCACCCCCCGGATCTGACCAGATGCCGGACTGTACCGATTGGCTGGCGGATCAGGGATGGAGCCTCCTCGACATCCTGACCGCCGGGACGACCTGCTTGACCGAGGTGCAGCGCCGCCTGTTCACGGTGACGGACGGGGCGGTGAAGCACCGGGATTTTACGCCGACCCCGGCAACGCCCTCGACACCCTCCTGACCGGGGCAGGACTGGAGTACATGGGCCACCCTGACGCCGCGTATGACCTCGACCCGGACGTGCAATCCCGCCTCCTCGGGTGGCTGCTCGCCCGCACCTCCGGCCGGTCAGATCCGGGGGGCAAGGGCGGGACGGGTCAGAAGGTGCTGAACGGTGAGGATCTGTTCAACCCTGCGACATGGGCGCGGCGCTGATGGCCGGGATCATCTTCCCCATCCGCCTCCAGTCCATTGACGCGCTGATCACCCTCGCGCACGGACGTCCGCGCAGCCTGACTGCCGCCGAGACAGCCACGCTGCGGGACTACGCCGACCTGATTGTGGAGGACATCCAGGATCGGTGGCCGGTGGATACCGGCACCTCCCGCGATGGGTGGCAGTATGAGCTGTACAACCACCCGCCGGGGATCGGGTTCGATCTGATCAATGAGGTTGAGTACAGTCCCTATGTCAGCGCCGCCGGGGATCGGGGGCAGCCTGCCTATGAGATCCTGATCCCGTGGGCGGTCGGTCGCCATGCCCCCGCTATGCGCGCTGAACTGATCCGCCAGATCAACGCCGAGGAGCAACGCCGCCGGGATCGGGAGGCTCGCGCCGTGCGCCTCCCCTCGCCGCCGGGTACACTGAGGCCGAGGGTGCGGCGATGAGTATGGACGTGACCGCGACGACGACGGTGGACTTCTCCGGCGACATCCAGCGGCGGCTGACCGATGCCGAACGGAAGCCCCTGCGGAAGTTCCAGTCTGACGCCCTCGCGTTCATCACCCAACAGTGGCGGGGCTGGAAGTACGCCGGTCGCCCGCAGGGTGCGCCCCGGAATGTCTCGCTGGCGAAGTGGAAGGGCAAGATCCAGTCCACCGAACCCGGCACCATCGGCATGGAGATCACCAACGCCGCCCGATCCTGGGATACCGGGGAACCCTACGTTGCGCAGGTGGAGCGCCGCCGGGGGGAGGGGAGCGAGGCGGATCGGCTGATCGGGCTGGTCACCCGCGATCTGTGGCCGGTGGCGGTAGACGCGATGTGGGCGGAGATCGTCAAGGCGCTGAACAAGCCCGCGAAGCCCCAACGCCTGCGCCGCAACACCGGCAACGCCCCCACCGTCACCGCCGCCCCGATCATTCTGTGAGGTTGAGTCATGCCTACTGGATCTGACGTCAGAGTCACCTTCACCGGGGACACCTCACAACTCACCGCCGCGAGCAAGCAGGCAAGCGCCGCCATCGCCGCGACCGGGGACGCTGCCGACAAGGCGCAGGCGAAGATGGATGCGCTGAACGACGAGGCGGGGCGCGTCGGCGACGGGTTCGGCAAGGTGGGCGGGTCGGCGGCAAAGGCGGCAGGTGCGGTGGGCATGCTCTCCCCCGCTGCCGGTGATGCTATCGGGAGCCTCGCCGATCTGGCTGATGTCGGGGAGATGGCCGCTGAGGCCAGTGCTGCGCTCGGGGTATCGGCGATGGCGGTGTCCGTCGCCCTTGCCGCCATCGCCTCCGCTGCTGCCCTCGCCGCCGCCGCGTACACCGGCTGGAACGAGGAGACCGCCACCGCAACGCAGCTGACCGAGCAACAGAACGCCCTCACTGCCGCGATGGCCCCGCTGTATGAGGACACCGAGGCGGCGATCCGGGCGGCGCGGGTCGAACTCGGGCTGATGACCGAAGCACAGTCCGAGATGATCGATGCCGGACTGGCGGGGCTGGCACAGTACCAGGAGGCGACCGAGGCCACCCGTAAGCGGCTGTCGGAGCTGCGCGCCTCGCAGGCCAGCATGACCGGGCAAGTCCAGCAGTTCCTCGGGGATGTCGGTGAAGCCCTGCCCCTCCAGGAATACAACGTGCTGGCGCAGGTCATTGACGCCGCGACGACCTCGACCGACGAGTTCAACATGGAGGAGGGGCGGCTTCAGGACGGGCTGACACAGAGCGCCGCCGAGTTGAAACGCAACCGGGAGGCGCACACGGCGCTGACCAAAGCGAAGGCGCAGAGCAAGGCGGCGACCGTCGCCATGATTACCGCCGATGAGGCTGCTGAGGCTGCGGCAAAGGCGCGGGAAGCGGCAGAGCGGCGGCTTGCGGAGTTCCTCGCCGAACGGGCAAAGTCTGAGAAAGACTACGCCGACGCCCTCGCATCGATCCGGGACATGGAGTCGCAAGCCAACGCCGACCGGCTGTCCGAGCTGGACGCGCTGACGGCGGCGCGGGACGAGCAGATCGCCACGTTGAACCGCACCCTGACGGAACAACTGGCGGCGACCGAGGGCAACGCAATCCGGCAGGCAGAGATCGAGCAAGCCGGGGCCGATGCGCGCCTCGCCATTGAGCAACGGTACCAGCGGGACAAGGGGGAGATCGTCGCGGAGAGCAACGACCGGATCGCGGAGGAGAACGCCGCCGCACTGGCGGAACTGGAGGCGCAGAACCGGGCCGCCGCCGATGCGATCTATCAGGTGAGCGGCGACCTGTTCGGGTCGGTTTCCGATCTGGCGGGGTCGCTGATGGATGCGGGACTGGCGAAGTCAAGGGAGGGGCTGCGCGCCCTGTTCGGGGTGCAGCAGGCCGCCGCCGTCGCGCAGGCCGCGATCAATACCGCCCTCGCCGTCAGCAACGCCCTTGCCCTCCCCCTCCCCCCGCCGTTGCCGCAGATCGCCGCCGTCGCTGCCGGGATCGCCGGGGCGGCACAGGTCGCCGCTATCACCAGCACCGCGCCCCCTTCCTTCCGGTCGGGCTACATGCCGGATCAGCAACTCGCGTTCATCGAGCCGCAGTCCGAGATTGTCGCGCCCGCCTCGGCGGTTCAAGCCCTCGGCGGGCGGGACGCGGCGCGGGACGCCTTCGCGGGAATGAGCGGGGGCGGCGCGCCGACCGTGACGCGGTTCACAATGGGCCATAGGGAGTTCTCGGCACTGGTACAGGGCAGCGCCACCCGG